CCCGCCGCACCGGCTCCGGCTGCGGCAGAGGCATCAGCTCAAGCTGGCCTTTCATCTCACCCCCGTCACTGGGCCAGAGCGATGATGCCCGGCTTGCCACCGGCCAGAGAAAGCAGCTCGCCGGCAGTGCGTCCATCGGACAGCCGTTCGCCCAGGGCGATGCCCTTCACCGGCAGGCCCACGAGGCCCGTCTCAACACGCAGGATCTCGCGGGCCTCGGCCTTGGTCTGGGCGGAGATCCAGAACCGCTCCCCGGAGAGATACAGGCGCATCTCCGGGGCAGGCCTCGACGGCCAGATGGCGGCATGAATCCTGTCATAGAGGGGC